GCAATTAGGTAAAGCATTACAAGACCCAATAAGAGGAGCAGCAGCCTTGAGAAAGGTTGGTGTTAATTTTACTGCCGACCAAGAAAAACTTATTAAGACAATGGTTGATACCGGTGACGTGATGGGAGCACAGAAACTTATATTGTCTGAGTTGGCTACTGAATTCGGTGGCTCTGCGTCGGCAAAAGCACAGACATTCGGAGGCAGAATTACTGTTCTTAAAAACCAACTTGGTGATTTAATGGAACAAATAGGCTCAGTTGTAGTGCCAGTTCTTGAGAAACTTGTTAAATTTATTGAGCCAATAGTAGAAAAGATTATAGCTTTTTCTCAAGAAAACCCTAAATTATTCGCAACGATTGTTACTGTCGTAGCTGCTATTGGTGCTTTATTGGTTGTTTTGGGGCCTCTTTTGATTATATTGCCAGGCATTGTAACGGCCTGTACTCTTCTAGCCGCGGCTATTGCTGCTATTACGTGGCCAGTAGTTTTAGTTATTGCTATAATAGCCGCCCTAATTGCCATAGGATATTTATTGATTACTCATTGGGAAGAAGTGAAGTCTTTTGCTGTGTCTGTTTGGGGAACAATAGCAAGTTTTATTTCTACAACTTGGGATAATGTTATAAGTTATTTAATAGGTGTTTGGAATTATTTAAAAGAAACAACAACGTCAGTTATGAATGGTATAAAAGATTTTTTAATTACAATTTGGGATACTACCATAAACGCCATAAAGACAGTTATAAATTTTGAAATAGGTTTGATATTGTTATTTTTTAAGAAAGTATTTGGGGTTGATTTAGTTGAAGTATTTACTAATTTATATACGTTCATAGTTGGAACACTTGGAAAAATGTCTGAATTCTTTACTATGCTTTGGCAGAACCTAACCATTATAACTACAGCAGGAGGAGAGGTCTTGAAGTCGACATGGGGTTTTATTTGGGATGCAGTTTCAAGTCACTTCATGGCTATATGGAATGGCATTAAAACTATAATAGATTTTTTTGCACCATTTTTCTCTGCAACATTTGAAGCCGGTAAAGAAATTATACTTGGAGTATGGACATCATTGTGGACAGCTGTTAAAGACACAGCTGTTGGGATATTTGACGAAATAAAGGAAACGATTTCATCTATAGTCAAGTGGATTACTGATAAAATAGCTGCCGCCAAGGCTGCCTATAATTCTGCTAAAAGTTTCCTTTCCGGTGGCATGTCAAGCGCAATTAGTGCCGGAAGTAGTGTTACTAAATTTGCTTCTGGTGGAATAGTTACAAGAGCTACTAACGCCATAGTCGGAGAAGCTGGTCCCGAAGCAATTATTCCACTTAATAAACTTGGCGGATTTGGGACTAACTACGTTGTAAACATTCTTGGCGGAACTTATCTGTCCGAGAATGTCGCAGAAGACATAGGCAATAAAATAATAAGCAAGTTAATGATAGCTGGTCAAAAGATATGATTAGCGTTTTAATCAATGGAACAGAACGAGTGGGTTATATAAAAAAAGGCAGTCTATCAATAGAGAACGTCTTGACACGGCAAGTTGATAGATGTTCTTTTGATATAGTCTATTATTCAAGTCCGTTTGACTATAATCCAACTATAGGTCATGAAGTTATTATCTATGATGGAGCGACCAAAATTTTTGGCGGAATGATTGTTAAGATTTCCCAGAACGCCGAAGAGAATGTGATAACTTTCAGGATAGAGTGCCAGGATTACACAAGATTTCTTGACAGGAAACTTGTCATTGACAACTATTCTCAAATGACAGTCAATGCCATTATTGCTGATTTCTTTTCCACTTACGGGCTTACCGACCAAGGATTTACCAGTGTTAATGTTGATTGTAGTCTTGTTGTCAACAGCATAGTATTCAATTACGTCAACATGACGCAATGTTTAACTACGCTGGCTGATTTAGTTGGCTATGATTGGTATGTTGATTACGATAAAGACCTGCATTTTTTTGCAAAGGATGACGTTGCTGCACCATTTGATGTTACTGACACTAATGGCAATCTGATAAATGCCAGTTTGCTTATAAGAAAAGATAACTCTCAAGTAAGGAATGTTATTTATATCAGGGGAGGAGAGTATTTAGGCGATACATTCACTTCGGTATATGTTTCCAATGGTCAGCAGTTTGTTTATCCTTTAGGGTACAAGTACGAAGACCTCACGCTTACCGTTACGGGTTCAAGCTGGGATGTCGGCCTTGAGCCTGCTTATAATCCTGCGTTATATGATGCGATGTGGAATAAAGACGCTAGAGTCTTGAAGTTTAGGGTTGACAGGATTCCCAATAACACTTCCGATATAAGAGTTGGTGGGCGGCCGTATTTGCCTGTTGTTGCCAAAGTGCGTGATACCGTAGGCGTTGCGGCAATGAAAGCCACTGAAGGCGGCACTGGTGAATATGAATTTGTCATAGTTGATAAATCCATAAGCACAAAACAGGCAGCCAGAGAAAGAGCACAGGCTGAGATTGATGCGTATGCCAGTTCATTGTCCGAGGGTGAGTTCTCCACTTACACGGCAGGTTTAAAATCAGGAATGAAGATTTTAATAAATTCTACAGTCCACGGAATAAATGAATACTATCTTATAAACAGAGTAAGGTCCGAGATGTTTTCCAATGATGAGATGGTTTATAGCATAAGTTTGGTTACATTTAGGACGATGGGTATTATAGATGTACTGCAAAAACTATTAGGACAAGAGAAGTCCAAGATTGAGATAAATTCCAACGAGATAGTTGACGTTGCTGAATCGGCTTATGAAACCATTACATTGTCCGAGACATTCACGTCTTCAATCGACCACAACATGAAGACCGAGTCGATGAACATGGCAGAGACGACTACCGCCCAAAGTTTGAACTATGACGTGGACTTCGTGCTTGGCGAGTTCGACCCTATCCTTGATGCAGGACTGCCTGACACCAGTTTGCAGGGCTACTGGAGATTCCAAGATGATTTCATGGGAGCAATGACAGCCGAGAATTCAATCCAAGACGTTAATGGCGACATAAACAATCCTGTTTACAGATACAATTCCGAGAGATTGTATTATTCGGCTTTTACGGGGAATGGAAATGTGTTTGTAAAGGATGAAGGAGGAGTATATGATTACGGCAATAATGACGATTACTCTATAAATTTCATTTTCAATACTGCCGTTGGGCAGGAACAATCAATGACTGAGCATTTTGAGGGAGAGACTGGTGTTTTTCCTTGGGCCATAACTGGGCCATTGGCTGATGGAAGCATTGAGTTTGCCATAAAAAAACCATATCAAGCCATAACCGTTGTTGATAGCTATAGCGAAGCGTATCAAGATTCAGGAATACAGTTTGGAACAAGTCCATTCTATTATGGGCAATCGTTTTACAACACCAATGCGATTGATTTGTACAGTTGTAAGTTTTATATAAAAAGGGTTGGAAACCCTACAGGAGACTTGACTGTATACCTGTATGCTCATACTGGAACTTACGGTTCTAACGGTGTTCCTACAGGTTCTCCGCTTGCCACGTCAAATACAATCCTTGCGTCTTCATTGACTACCCTGTATCAGTTAAAGGAGTTCACGTTCAGCGGAGCCAATAAAGTAACTCTTTCAGCTACAACGAATTATGTCATTGTCCTTAAACATGTAAATTCTTCGGGCGGAAACGTAGTAGTTGTCGGTTGTGATTCAAGCACCTTGACCCACGGAGGAAACCAATGCCAATCAGACGATGGAAGTACATGGTTCCCTGAGTCTGGAATAGATGTCATCTTCTATGTTTATGGAGCAGACTTGTTTGCCGCTGTTGCAGCAGATGCATCTTATTCCGATGGTGCTGACCATGTATTGTGTGCAGTAAGAGACGATACTAATGGGTTAGTTTCTCTTTATATAGATGGAGCATTAAAAGCGTCTACCCTAGTGGGTTCAGGTCTTGATGTCAGTTCCTTGATAAATGGATTTTGTATTGGTAATCGTTCTACGTTAAACACCAATCCATTCTCAGGAAAGATTACCGCCTATAGATTATACGACAAAGCATTAACGGATTTAGAAGTTAAAGAATTATATCATACTCACAAACGTCAGTTCGTTCTTGACGGTAGTGAGTTGGGTTAAAACATATGCAAAACGAAGGATTGACTTTAAAAGGTCATTACAAATTCACAATACGAGACGCTGAAACTGGAGAGGTTAAGCGTGTTTATGATTACGAGAATCTGATTCCGACAGTTGCCAGGGCGATGATTGCCAACAATCTGACAGATTCAACTCCGACCAATGCGATGCGGATAAATTATACTGCGTTAGGGACAGGAGTAACTGCTCCTGCTAATGCGGATATAAAACTTGAAACTGAGTCATTCAGGAAAGAAGTATCTTCCGAAACTAACGCCTCGAACATTGCGTACTTTACTGCATTTTATACTGCAGCCGAGGTTAGCGGCACATTCAGAGAAGCAGGTGTATTCTGTGATGCGACAGGTGTTGCCGATTCGGGTGTTTTGTTTTCAAGAGTTGCAATAAATATCACTAAGAGCGTTACCGAATCACTCACCGTGGACTATGCGATTACTATTTCGTAGCATATCTAGCTATTGACTATTTAATGTCATTTGGTAAGATTATTGTATCAATTATTAACAATAATCTTATGAAGAAAATAATGCTAGATGGAAGTCTCGTTTGCGAACTGTATGTCAATGGAGACAGTACTGTAACTTTAGCTAAACTATTTAATGTAAGTTACGGAACTATAAACAATTGCCTAAAGAGTAACAACTGTAAATTGAGAAACAATAGAGACAAGTCTTTAAATGCAATTGCCAATGGAAGAAATTCAAACTCTGAATTGCAACGAAAAGTTGTTAGAAAAAAATGGACTGGAAAAGGAAACCCTAGATGGAAAGATATTGGCAGTAAGAGAAAGAGTGGTGAGTACATTCTTATTAAGACAAAAAATGGCTGGAGAAAAGAAGAACGAGTCATTGCAGAGAAGTTATTAAAAAGACAACTTAGAAATGATGAGGTCATACATCACATCAACGGTAATAAGTCTGACAATAGACCTAAAAATCTGTATGTCATGACTGCAAGTGCACATAAATCATTCCACGTAGTTGATAATTTGCACAGAGATTTTGTTAAGATAAAGTTAAAATCAAATATCATTGATTACCAACTTACAATCAGTTAATTATAATTATATGAGTATCGGAAAAGAAACGTATTCAATAGGTGAAAAGCTTTTAGCGTCTGAACAAAACCAGATAGCTAAAAATGCCAACGATGGCGGTGGTTTTCGTGATTCTTACAACGCAGGTGAAACAATCAACGGCGCAACATTGCCTGTAGCTGTTTATCGAGCTTCTGCCGATTCGGAGATTTACGCTTGCGACGGTGATAATTCAACAAAATTAAACTTTATAGGATTTGCGATTTCCAATTCAACAAACGGCAATCCAATTTCAGTTCAATTAGAGGGAGTTGTGCGAGGATTTACTGGATTAACGATTGGAGCTGATTATTATGTCCAAAACGACAAAACGATTGGAACAACAAAAGGCACATATCCAATAAAGGTTGGGGTTGCTGTCAGCACCACCGAATTATTGATTCTGAATCAAAGTTGGCAATTGATTGGAACTGATACGATAGCTGCAAGCAGTGCTGTTGCAAATCCTTCTGACACGTCAATAATTCCAGACGGAACACGCTTTATTGTTTATGATTGTGAATCATACAAACTTGAAACCCCTAATTATAGTTATCAAAAACATGCGCAAATTTTTTTGATGCCAGGTATTATTACCACAGGTTATTTTGCCCCTGTCGCCACTGGCAATGCGGCTATTCCAACTTGTTTAATTGGCATTAAGGCAAGCATATCAGGCTCCACTTTAACTTGTGAAACGCTAAATTCTGCTGGTGGAGGAGGAGCGACTTCTTACATCGCTGGAACTGTTTATTATTTTAAATAATTTTACATCTATGAGCTACAAAGACGCACCAATCTACCAACGTCAACCGTTGCTAACTTCTTCGTCCAGGTAACAAAAGGAGCCGACACTAACACTTCCTATATCATCGCTGGAAGCATAATGTTCAAATGTCCAGTCTAAACAATCCCAACAATTAACCTTAAAAAATAGCCCTTTAAAACGGGTTATTTTGTTTTCCCCTATACTCTACCATTCAAAATCTCACTAAAGTACCTTAAAACGCAAATTTAGCCCTCAAGTCCTATTCCACTATCACGTCCCCGACCCTTTATCCCTTTAACCTCTACACCCCAAACACCCCCTTTAAACCTTGTACCTGTACCTTATCATTGTACCTATTCCCTCACAACCCCCAAGGCACTTATCCACAGAGATAAGTTATTTACTCTAAATTTACACATTTTTAAGCAAGTACACAAACCCCTAAAACCCCTTTACAAATCTATTCCACGTGCTATAATATAAATATAAAACATTTAACAACTAACAAACCTAACAAACCTAACTAACCAATCTAACAAACAATCCTATGACCAACATCACAAAGGAACAAGCAATCGAGAAACTAAACGTAAACATCAAAAGCGAAAGAGAGCAATTACTTTGGCTTGCTCAACAACTAAAGAAAATTGCAACCTACATCGAAGAACAAACACAGACAAGTCAAGAGCGTTATCTTAACTCTCTTGGAGAGATTCAAGCCTTGGGAGCAAGCGTCGATAATTCAATCGGAAAAGCAGTAATGTTACATCAATCTTTAGACCTTCTTGAAAGAATAGTATAATAACATTAACCTATCCTACCCCGAGACCGAAGCATACAGTCATGTTTAGAAGCCCAGGTCTCGGGAAGGATGGATTAAATATATGAAAAAAGTAAAAGCATTGAATGTGTTTTTAGAAACCTTAATCAGGCGAGGTGGAGTAAAGTTCACCAAACCAAGAAAAATATGACTAAAAAACAAAAGCTCTGGATAATCACCAATGAATCCATTACTCCAGAGATGACGGCTAAAGAGGTTACCGAGACCGTTAAAAGAGTAAAGAAAATGAGTAAAGAAAAGATTGAGTCTGAGATTTCTAAAATACCCATATATCAACCTATATGATAAAAGACAAAAGACTTCTTTTGGATTATATTCTAACTATAGTTTGTCTTCTTGGCGGATTTTTAACTGGATATTGGTTTCCTCTAGTAGGAGTTTTAAGCTACATTTATTTTTCTAGAAAATAACCCTATGACCAAAGCAGAAAAAATCGACATGCTTGCTCGTCAGTATTGCTACAACGAGGAAGACGTGCAAGACTTCATCACAGAGCATGAAAAGTTGTCAGACTGCAAAATCAATTTAATCTTTTTTAAAGAATTCGAATCACCTGAAGATTTATGAAAACCCTTGTAGGAATAGTTAGAAGCAAACTCTCGTCCAAATCTTATGAAGTTTATCTTGACGAGAATGGGAATTACTCGTGTTCTTGCATAGTATGCCTGAGTGGCAAATCAAGGATGCCGTGCAAGAACGTCCAAGCGCATTTGGTTGCCGTTAAATCTTTCAAGAAAGAAGAAACTGTTTCAGAGAATCCTGTCGTTTCCACTCCAATCAGAAAAAGCATTAAAAAATCCTCAATAGAAAAAATAACCATTTTCAAGCAACAGCTTGAAGAGCTAAGACAATGTCTATGAAATACAAGTACACGCTAAAAGTCGAGAATGTTGAGAGCGGGTTTCCAGTTATAGAACATGAGTTTGACGGTCCAAAGGAAATCGGTTCTTTTCTGGAATACGATGTATTCTTTTCCATAAAGGGCTGGGAAGATTTGCATACGTTAATTTGCAAGGTGTGCGGAAA